AAGGTCAAGCTGTACCGACATGTATACGGTATAGTTCGTATGGTTGGCGCTGTCAATCCAGAGACCGGTGATACTAAGGACGTAGAGAACGTACCGTTCCGGCTGCGTCTTGGTCCGTCTAACTTCATGGAAGTTGGTAGTGTGATCGGCGGTATGCTTAAGCAAGGCGTTAACCCTGGTTCTGTTGAGCTTAAGGTTGACTACGAACTTAAGAAGCGTGGTTCTAACAAGTGGTTTAACCTTAAGTACAAGCCGATTATGACCAACATTATTGAACTTGACAGTGACTACAATATGCTGCTTACCGACTTCGCTGAACTGGTTAAGTACGAGAACAACCAGATCCTAGAGAAGATGCGGGAGAACGCTAGTGAGGCCGTTGACGAGTTCGACGACGTTCTAGAGGCATAACCGGTGCTTAGTTCTAAGCATCCTTTGCAGGAAAAGATCGACGGGTTCCTTAGCGGGAACCCCGAGATCCCTCAAGAGGTACTGGCTCAGACCTCCCAACAGTTTGCGGAGAAACTAGAAAGGTTTAACGAGACCAGAGGACCGAAGAAAGGTCTACCTTCTTTATCACAAATCGGTAAACCGTTCTGTCAGTTACACGCTGAGAAGATCGATATGGCTAAGACCCCGGAGCTTCCTAGTTTTAAGATCAAGATGACCTACGGAGATATGACTGAGGTTATCGCTGTTGCTATCCTTAAGTCTGCCGGTGTTGATATCGTAGCCTTGAATCAGAAGACCCGGCTTGAGACACCATCAGGAGATCTTAACGGAGAGTTCGACCTGATGATTAATGTCGATGGCGAACTGTCTATGTGGGATATCAAGAGCGCATCTAAGTTTGCCTTTGAACGTAAGTTCTCGTCCTACAAATATCTAAAGGAAGGTGATTCATTCGGTTACGTGGATCAGCTATGGGGATATACCTTAGCGGAACGTGTCAAGTATCCTGATCTAAAGATCGGTGGTTGGATCGTGATCAGCAAAGAGACCGGCGAGATGCTGGTATGTCCTGCTGATCCAGACGATGAAGATGAATACCGAAGGAAGATCAAGGCTACAATGGAACGGTTCCTGGAAGCTGATGACACCAACTTCAAGAGAGAGTTCCCTGATGTACCGGAGACTTTCTATAAGAAACCAACAGGCAATAGGAAGTTAGGGGTTACATGTTCTTATTGCAGTTTTAAGTTCTCGTGCTGGGAAAACTTAGAGTACCGGCCTAAAGCAAAGTCGAAAGCTAGAGATGCCTACGAATACTACACCTTCTACCAAGAAGAAGAAGATATCCGTAGCGTCGGCTAAGGCTAAAGGCCGGAGGCTACAGCAATGGGTCAGAGATTTCTTAAGGTCAAACCTGCCAGGAGTTGAGGACGATGACATTACTTCAACTCCTGGTGGCGTTAATGGTCCTGATATTGGCCTTAGTCCTCTGGCCCGTCGCGCATTCCCTTGGACCATTGAGTGTAAGGCACGAGCTAGAGTTGGATTGTACGATGCCTTAGAACAGGCTGAGTCTAATCTGATTGACAATACCAGACCAGTAGCTATATATAAGCAAGATCGTAAAGAGCCTATAGCCGTTTTGTACGCAAAAGATTTCTTGGAGTTAACTACATGTCAGAAAAAACAAACGAAGAAATGAGTTCCCTTATTAAGATTCCTAACAATACGTTTGGGATCTTTGTATCTTGTGAGCCGGGGACACAGAACATCATGCTGCAATCGTTTGAGTTCGTAGATGACTCGATCGGCGGCACAAAAGAATATGATGCTATGGCTGTTCTGTCTACTCAGATCGTCGATCTTATCAGTCAGCTCATCGATTCCTTCGTGGAAGAAGTGGACGAAGACTTTACTAAGTCTAAGTTTGATGACGGTGATCGATCCGGGCTACCATTTCCCGAACTTAATACGGTGAATTAATATGGATCGCTGTAAGATTATTCTTGAGGCTAATGATCTTATCACGAGTGACCGGGCTAAGGATTACGGGGATGCTCACCAGAATTTCTTAAACATCTCCAAAGGTTGGTCAGTTATCTTCGGTGTTAATGTAGCACCTGAGAAAGTAGCACTGGCTATGGATTGGGTAAAAACTTGTAGACTTATCACCAGCCCGGAACACATGGATAGTTGGATTGATAAGGTTGGTTATTCCGCACTCGGCGGTGAAGTTGCTCTCAGAGAGGATTAAGCAAATGACTATGATTGATGAGATTACTAAACTAGAAGAAGAGATCGAGCGGCGTAAAGCTAAGATTAAGTCTATCAAAGAGGACGGTCGAAGCGAGATGTTGAATACTATTTCAGAAGCACGCGAGGAATACCGTGAGGCAGCAGCTAATCTAAGTGGTCTGATCGCTGAGTATCAAAAGATGTACCCGGCTTCGCTTCCGCTTACGTATCCTGATCTTCTCCGAGGCACAAAGTTTCGGCTATGAAGTCTAGGGTACAGATCTTATTAGAGATTGACTCGGAGGCTACCTGGATTCCCTCGGATGGTGCGTCCGGTGTAGCCAACGAATTAGAAGATATGATTACGGGTGCCTTAGAACAGTGCATCGACGGGTTAACAGTCAATAAAATCAGGGTTTTAGTTAATGAGCAGTTTTAAATCTAATGCTAATCCGATGTTCCGTTCAAGGTTCTCGGAAGATATTTTTAATCTTAAGTATTCCCATCCCGGTGCGGATACTTGGGAGGAACTATCGCATACCCTGATAGAGGATGTGTGCGGGGATCTACGCAGTGGTGAGCGAGACCTGATCACCAGGGATGAAAAGGCCCAGCTTAAGAAGTATATCCGTGATCTTAAGTTTGTCCCTGGTGGTCGATATCTGTACTACGCTGGACGGAAGAATCGATACTATAACAACTGCTTCCTGCTTAAAGCTGAGGAGGATACCAGAGAGGATTGGGCTAACCTGTCTTGGAAGTCCGAGTCATGCCTGATGACCGGTGGTGGAATTGGTGTAGACTACAGTGTATACCGCCAGTCAGGCCGTATCTTGCAAGGTACAGGTGGTGTAGCGTCAGGCCCTATTCCTAAAATGCAGATGATCAACGAAATCGGTCGCCGGGTTATGCAGGGCGGGTCTCGTAGGTCTGCTATCTATGCCTCCCTTGGTTGGGATCATGGTGATGTAAACGACTTCCTAACCGCCAAGGATTGGGATCGGATGCCTGTAGGTAATACCGGTCTCTCGTTGAAGCAAATTAAAGAGCAGGACTTTAACTTCCCTGCACCGCTAGACATGACTAACATCAGCGTCAATTATAATACGGATTGGCTGTTGAAGTATTGGGAAACCGGGGATGTAGGCGAAGTATTTAAGCATAATGTTCGACAGGCTCTGCGTACTGCTGAACCAGGGTTCTCTTTTAACTTCTTTGAAGATGAGTCTGACACCCTTCGGAACGCATGTACAGAGGTGGTTAGTTCTGATGATAGTGATGTCTGTAATCTGGGTAGTATTAACCTGGGGCGGATTGAATCTGTAAAAGAGTTCAGCGATATTGTTGAGCTTGCAACTAAGTTCCTGATCTGCGGTACGCTACGGGCTGACCTGCCTTACGCCAAGGTGTATGAGACTCGGGAAAAGAACCGACGCCTTGGTCTAGGTATCATGGGTCTACATGAGTGGCTGATTCAACGTGGGTCTACTTATGAAGTAACTCCTGAACTGCACCGCTGGCTATCTATCTACAAAGGTGTGTCTGATAAAGTATCTAAGGAATTTGCTGATAGTCTATCGGTGTCACGGCCTGTAGCTAACCGGGCTATTGCACCGACAGGTTCTATTGGTATCCTGGCTGGTACAACAACAGGTGTTGAGCCACTATTTGCTGTTGCTTATAAGCGCCGGTATCTGACGAACGGTACCAAGTGGAAGTATCAGTATGTGGTTGATAGTGCAGCACAGGAATTAATTGATATCTATGGAGCGGACCCTGAGAATATTGAGAGTGCTCTGGATCTTTCTGATAACTATGAACAACGTATCAAGTTCCAGGCTGACGTACAGGACTATGTGGATATGTCCATCAGTTCTACAATCAACCTGCCATCCTGGGGATCAAAACTAAACAATGAAGACACTGTGGACAAGTTTGCTAACACTCTTGCCAAGTATGCCCACAGACTGCGCGGCTTTACTTGTTATCCTGACGGGGCTAGAGGTGGTCAACCTCTTACAGTAGTACCATATAAGGAAGCAGTAGACAAACTGGGTACTGAGTTTGAGGAACACGTGGAGACTCACGATATTTGTGATATCTCTCAGACCGGAGGCAGTTGCGGTGTCTAAGAAAGCGAGGGTCACACTACAGGTAGCTTTCGAAGATGGCAAGATCGGGTTTAAAAAGAATACGGGTAATCCGTTCCACCCTAAATCTGATCTTTACAAAGAATGGGAAAGAGGGTATAACAAAGAATACTTCGATAACCTGAAACGGTTGACAGGTTCAGCCGGTGGCAATTGAGCACCAAGATCTAGGAGCGGGAGAGGGTAAGGTATGTTCGAAGTGTGATACATATCTCCCTCTTTCTGCTTATGCGATGCACTCTGGCGGAAACTTTCTCCGACCGGAATGCCGTAAGTGTAACGCAGAATTAACAGTGGTCAGAAGAAAACTAAGGAAGATCTATGGTATGCCTCCGGAACATTATGTATGTCCTATCTGTAACCAGAATGCAGAACAGGTAAAAGGCAAAGGCAATACTAAGAATGGTCCGTGGGTTATCGATCATTGCCATGAGACCGAGGAGTTCAGAGGATGGCTTTGTCACAAGTGTAATAGAGCACTTGGCGGGTTTGATGATAACAAAGAGATCCTTAAGAGAGCTATCGACTATCTAAGTAGCAGAACTAATTTCAACCGGGTAAACGAGATTTGGCGATGAAGGTAGATAAGATTTCTTCTATGGGTACAGACCTTACTGTAGCTAATGCTGCTAGAGTCAGCTTCGATAAAGAATCAGAGTGGGGTCTTGAGATTTCCGACGATCACAGGTACATTAAAAGGGTTCTAAAGGAAGGTGATAAGCGGCTTATTAATTATCTGGCAAGAAATAATCACTGGACTCCGTTCGGCCACTGTCAGGTAACGCTCAGAGAAACTGTTCCTATCTTTGTAGCACGAGAAAGGTTCAGGCACACCGTCGGGTTTGTCTATAATGAGGTAAGTCGTCGGTATGTGAATGACTCGCCGGAGATCTGGCGACCGTCAGTATGGCGTAGTAAACCGGAAGGGTCTATTAAGCAAGGGTCCGGGGATCAATTTGATGATCAGAACTGGGCCGATGATATGTTTCTCGCCGCTACTATGGAAGCAAAGAAAGCCTATAACCGTTTGATCTTTGCGGGCGTTGCTCCAGAACAGGCTAGGGCAGTCCTGCCACAGGCTATGTATACCAGTTATTATGTGACAGGATCTCTAGCTGCCTGGGCTAGGTTCTCTAATCTCCGTGCTGCGCCTGACGCACAGTATGAGATCCAAGAACTTGCGGAGAAGGTAGGCGAGATTATCCGACCGTTATTTCCAGTATCATGGGAGGCATTGACAGTTGTTACGTAACCTCTTAGGTGTTGGTCTGTTATGCTTAATGCTGACAGCAACACCGTCTAAGGCTGATCCACCAGCGAACTGTGTAGATATCAAATCTGCTGAACGTACTTTGATGATGAACTACGGAGAGAGTAAGATCTTTGTAGGCTTATCGGAGAAAGGTCACCTGATCGTGATCTATTATAGTCAAGCCAACAGGTCGTATAGCGTAGGGTTTGTACACCCGGAATACCCCGACCTTATATGCCCAGAGGATTCAGGTACAGCGATATATAAACTGGATAAATATCAAAAAGCAGATGGCTCATAAACAAACAATAACCCCCGGAAGGAATCAGCCAACCGGGGGTTTATTTTATGCTTAGTTATGTATGTTTGAACTAACGCTTTGTGAATCCGCTACCGAAGTATAGGCCG